TAATACCAACCTGTTAAAGCATCTGATGCAGCATGTTTAAAATCTAAAGCAAAGAACATTGGCCTATTATCTGGCCGGCTTATTTTTTTATAACTGCTATGATACAGATTTCTAAATCTCATTGCTTCATCTACTTCTTCTTTACGAGCTTTAGGTGTATCCCATAAATCTATAGCAGGTATTCTTTTTATAGGATTACCACTAAAGAAAATTAATTTATCATCGTCATCAAGTGCAGCAATATAATCACGAGGATTATTTTCTACATCAATACGAATACCCATTTTAACTCTACCAGTATTAGGACTGGTTGCTTGCTTAATATTATACTTTCTTATTAAATTAGCTTTACGGTTTCTATTTCCTAATCTAAAGTCTTTAGCTAATCTGATTGCTTCTTGTTTTCTCATAGTTATACCTATTTATATGATTTTGACATCAGGTGTATAAATAATAGCTCGTTTACTTACATCAATATTATATCCAAATTTTTTTATCCACCGGTTAATTTCTAGAAATCCTGGATTCTTTTCAATAACAATATACGGCCTACATCTCTTTATTGTTTCTTCTGCACCCTTTAATACCTTAAATTCATCTCCTTCTACATCTATTTTGATTAGATCTACATTTTTGTAATTAAAATTATCTAATGTCGTTATATTTGCGAAAAAATCTCCTTGATCTTCTGTATCTGTTTTTTTAATCGCTATGTGGCCACAATTTACATTATTTAAATAAAATCTAACGTTATTTTGTGTTTTATCACTTAATCCTTTTTCTATTAGATCTACATTATAGTATCCATCTAAATTTTTTTTAAAAGCCATTATATTTTGTGGTGCAGGTTCAAAGGCGATTATATTATCAAATCGATTACACATGGTTCTAGACCACGTTCCAATGTTAGCACCGACATCTATCATAGTACGTTTTTTAGGCATGATATTTAAAAAATATTTTCTCATTTTACCTTCGTACTTTACCCAGTGCGGATCTTTTAATTGTTTTTGTGTACCCTTTCCGCTAATTTTTTTAGTTAATAGTTTGTCATACTTAGGAATCCACCAACCTTGAGTTAATTTAAGATCCATACTATCCACCAAACTCATGACCTGCAACCCTTTTCATTTGTTTAACAAATTCTGCGTATGATGGTTTTGTTTTATAAAGCTTTATAGATATTTCATTTCTTTCTTTACCTTTGATACGCCACTTATATCCTTTTTCTTTGTGTTCAGGTTTAGTTGTTTTAACCACTCGTCTTGGATATTGTTTTGGCCATGGCTCAGGTTTTTTACCTGTTTTCTCTTTTATCCCAGCTTCATCTCGAGCGTCTAAGTATGCTGCTACAGCCATCTTTCTTATTTTTTCTTTTGATTTACCTTTAAATTGTGGTGCATCAGATTTTTCAAAGTCTTTTATATAATCACCTGCATCGTGTTTTCGCGGATCTAATTTTTCGTTTACATCTGCTCTTAAAAGCTTTTTCTTTTTATTTTCAAGTGATTTAAGAGTTTTCTGCAAACGTGCAACCTCTTGTTTTTGTTTATCTTTACTTGCTTTTTGTAAACGTTGTTTAATAGTTTCTATTTCATTTCTAATATTAATGATACCTTCATCAACGTCCTCTGATGCTGATTTAAAAGCCTTTTTAGTAGGTGCACCTTTTTCACCAGGTTTTCTCATTCTCTTGCCTGATTTTCTACGTTTGTGAATATTTGCCCAAAGACCGGCTTCTTCAATATTATCTTTACGTTTTAGAATAACTGTTTCACCAGGCGTTTCATTTTTATATTTGTTAATTAATTCTTCTGTACCCCACTCACCGTATGGTGCATTATCAAACATTTCTTTAAATGATTTCACGGTCTCGTTCCTTTTCTTTGTAATTTTTTTCATTTTTTCAATGTACTTACGATAAACTGCAGCTTCTGCTGTTTTTTTCATAACCTTTGCACGTTGTTCCATTGCTATAGCTGCTTGAATTTTGTGTGCATGTGTCTTACCAGAATTTTCAATTTTACGGACGGAAGCTCTTGCTGTTTCTACATCTTTAAATCCTAAACCTTTAATTGTACCTTTTGGATTCTCGTCTGTATATAAATCAGAATGTTTTTTACTACCAGCTGGTTGACCTTTCTTTCTAGGTATTCTTGGATTATCTTCCTCACCAAACATTTGTTTAAACTTCTTAGTGTGTTTAGATGGTTTAGTCTTTGCTCCTTTATCACCA